CACTGTGGTCCACAGGAATCTGCGCCAGCTTTGCCATGCGCTCCAAGACGTCGGTGCTCATCGCCTTGAGTTCATCCGCCTTGAACTCGCAGCGGGTGTTCTCAGTCAGACCCTTGATGAGTCCGGCACGCTTGGCATTGCTGAGCTTCACACCATCGAGGATGCTCTGCTGCAATTCAGGCGAGGCGTTGGCAACGAGTTCCTCCAACGTCATGGGCTTCTCGGCGTTCTCAACCACGGGAGCTGCCTCAACCACAGGAGTCTCTTCTTCCGGGGTCTCCACCGTCTCCGCTTCGGGAGTCTCGGGTGTTTCCACTTCTACTTCAGGAGTCTCGACAGGAGTCTCCACATTCTCTACGGGCTTCTTTGCCTCCGGCATAACTTCTCCTTCCTCGTTGGTGATTGGTTCGAACGAAATCCTTTTTTCAACTTCCACGACCTCATCGCCCAATACGACGTGATCACTTTCATCTATAGAATACGACTGCCGCCACAAGCGGCTCTCATCGTCTGAAAACACAAATGAGTTGGCGAAGATAAACGCAGCGTCGGTCATGGGGATGAACTGGCCATCCCCCATGCTCGGATGCGTGGCTCTCCACTGTTCACCCAGAGCACGGTCAAGCTGTCGCTCAATCTCACGGAAGCCAATCTCGTTGTCTGTGATCTGGCTGTTGGCCCTGGGGAATCCAGCGCCGTCCGCAATACTGCATGCGCCAATCTCGTCGGGAAGCAAAGCCAGGTGATTGGGGCGATAGCTACGTGCGATGGCGCAGTAGTTTTCATTACACCAAACACCAGCTATCAGGTCTTCTTCTACGAACAGACCAGTGGACACTTCCAACATGCTGTCGTTGCTGAGGGCTTCGAGAATCTCTGGTGCGTGCTCTTCCAGCTTGGCCTTAAACAACCAGGCTTCCGCTTTCAGTTTGTTGTTCTCGAAGCAGGTGTTGAAAATCTTGCCGAGATGTTCACCTTCCAACGCAGGAAGATTGGCGCTGACTTGAACTCCACGCTGACTCGGATGGCCAAGTGTTACCGGAACACCATCCCACGCGTTGGGGAACTTTGTCAATTCAGCGGAAGGGTAAAGCAGGCCATTGTGAACGCCCTCGGTAATCATCACAACGGGTGCGACGATAACAGGTTCACCGTCCAGAGTGTCTTCACGAATCAGACGCGACATGTTGGCCTTGATACGCTGGGTGCTCTCGACCACTGCGACCTTGACCTGCGTGTGCTTGCTCTTCCCTTTTGTGTTCCTTGCCATCCTACTCTCCCATTGTTTGAATGCGGCGGCAGCACGCTCTGTGCTGTCAGGAATACCTACGACTGCTATGGAGTTCACCATGAAACGATCAATGAAGTCTTCTTGGGATTCTCTACGACGTGGTGTCGGCAGTGGCATACTAGGCTTCCTCGTCTTTGCGCGCCACCGAACAAATCCAACGACCTATGTAACAAGAAATCGCTGAATCAAAGTGCGTTGTTAATACAGAGCCAAGTTCGCGACAGTTCTTGAAGACCCTTCTGTGCGCCTGGCTTATTTTGCCTCCGCGAGGGACTGTCGCGACCAATCTCCCTCTCTTACAGAGTATATCGTTGATAGGGGACAAGGTCGCCTCCATCACCTCCACATGCTCAAGAACTTCATTCAAGAGAATTGTGTCAAAAGCTTTATACCTAGCACTTGGAATCATCTCAGCCGAAAGCCTTGAGAAGCTGACATTGTCCAAAACCTTGCACCGCTTCTCAGCCAGTTCTAATGCGATTGGGTCTATGTCTATGGCTGTGACGTGCTCCACCTGTGGAAGGATTGCGGTCTTGTACGTGACCAGCCCTCCACCGCATCCTATCTCCAGAACTCGCGGTCCAACTACCTGGCTGAGAATCCACTCCACCCTATCACGCTGACACTTGTAATCGATGTGGGACTGGTCGTGGTATCTTTCCCAAGCTGTGTCGATGCGAGTCATTAGGCTGTCACCGAATCCAGTATTTCAGCCCGAACTCTGGACCCCGTAAATGCGTAGGGTAAGGAGTTCAAGAACACATCGCCTTCGTTGAATTGAACTTTCCTTCTGGCAATGGTGGAGTAGATTTACGCGGACCACTTGAATCTCCTGGACGGTCACGCCCTGGATCGAGTGCACTAGCCTTCGCCGCCCTTCCAGCTTCCAGCGGAGGAAGACCGCGCTGTCTACGCACGCGAGCAAGCTCAGCGTCCACGGTGCGCTGTGATGCTTTACGCGGACCAATAGAACGACGTCCTGCCAATGAACTTCTATCTGCTGCAGCCCATTGTGTTTTTTTCGTACCCCCAGACCGTTGTATAGATCGACGAACTCGCTCACGAATCAATTCAGGGTCTCTCACTTGTCCAGCGCGTTGTCTCTCGGTACGTGAGGGAATCCAAGCGCATCTACAATTAGGATGTCGTGGAATTAAACCGCGTGCTTCCCTAATTGACATGATTACACCTTCCAATGGAAGACACAACTCACATACTGCTGCATCACCGGCAGTGGACCATTCAGCCTGAACCCTTACCCCTTCCACGCCGAACTGTTGAAAGCTATTCAAAGAGGCCTCAGCATGTGCTGAAATTACTTCTGTTCGCGCTACCACACGCGCACGTGTCCTGCCAATCTTTTCCACACGGTTGGAAATTTTTCGTGCCATCGTTAATGGATTTTCTCCGTCCGCGATTCCCTTCGTTAGTATCTGTCGTACTTGTTCCTGCATCTCAACTGTTGTGTCCTTTAGTTCAGAGTAGGTTCGATTATATAAAATGGCCAAACGATCTACATGCAATGGTGCTGCGAAAGCCTGCTGAGCAAACTGGGTTTGTGTCATACCAGCAAAAGGAGTGCCAGTATCAATGCCGTCTCTTTTGGCAGCAACATACGCATCAACCACACCTTTTCTGTATCCGCTTTGAATGTAGGTGTTCGACCATGGATTGACTCCAATGGGCTGACCTGAATCATCGGCGCTGAGAATCTCTAGGTTCGTTTGTTTTTTCAGCCAGGCCATGAACCCTTCGACCTTTTCGGAATCAGACCCCGTTGCAAATGCTCGTGGTCCTGGTACTGCCAATCCCTGCAGCCCAGGCAACGGACGCAAACCGAGTACATCGTTTTTGACAATGGCTTCCCTGATGTCTCGCAGGAGCTTTGCATATCGACGATTGACGTCTGCTACGAACGCCTTACGTACTGTCGTGGTTCCAGTCGGGTCAACGTTGCTGGCGTTCGTTGTTATTCTGGCGTGACAAGTGCATTGAGCGGTCATGCTATCTCCTAAAGGGGGGACCGAGGCAGGGTTCGCTCCTGCGTTCCTATGCCATCGTTAATCCACATAGACTCGTCTAGAATCCTCTATGCTTCAACTACTCGGCCGTATGTCATTCTTCTTCTTCGTTGTCCTGCGCTGCGATCGCGGCTTCGTCCTCTTCAGCCTGGCGTGTCTCTGCCAGAACGTCTTGGAGGGCGAACTCGACCAGGTTCTCTGCTTCCTCTTTCGTCATTCCCATAAACTTCACAAGGAATTGAACCGGGGGAACCAACGCGCTCACTCCACCGCCTAGATACGCAGAGAGTGCTTCGGCGTTCGCCTTGGCTGCGTTCGCTTTGTCAATCCCGGAGGTAGCATCGTCTTCTGTCCAGATGGTTGTGTACTGCCCTTCTTTGGGTTCGGAGAGAGCACCGACCAGAATCATCCGGTCCACGAACGGATTGAGAATCTGTGGTTCGATGAACTTGGTCTGGTAGGTCTCCACTCGGTTCTGCCAGGTCAGCCTATCCTGCCCACTGGCCAACTGCGCTTGTTCGCTTCCAGTCAAGATACGCTTCGGAATTCCAGTGGCTACACTAATCAGGGTGATGAGTACATCCACCTGGCTCTTCGGGTCTGCAATCTGTTGCTGCAGAGCCTTGATGTCAATGCCCTGAGTGCGGATGTATCGCTGCAGTCCCATGAAGAACTTATTGATGCTATCCTTCATTTCATCAGCGTCTTGGAGTTCCGCTTCTGGATCGGCGTTGATAGCGTAGCCAGGAAAACCACCACGCCAGAACATCTCAGTGGAACCAGCTACCGTAGTCTCCAAGTCCTGCAGACGATTGTAGACTGGCTGAAGCTTGGGCATTCCGATAGACGCCTCGCTCAGTGTCCCGAACGCCGAGTGGATTACTCGTGTCCAGTGCACCTCTAGGCCAGTCTCGCCCTGGGTCTCTGGATTCACTAGCTTGAGTTTATACATCTCAGGCAGTCCGAAGCGTGGGTCGGTAGTATCCGTCACCGTCTTGATGACTTCTGCGTCACTCTGCTTGAACGGCTTCAAATACTTCGGCGTTGCTGACACTACCGGTTCGGCTTGGCCCTTGTCGTTCGCAGCGTCATCGAACCCGATGAACAGAACGCCATACTGCCCGATACCAGTCAGCACATCATGCCGGGTCATCTGTGAGTACACTTCCAGGCTCTGCTGTAGCGCGGTCCACTCGTCCTCGAACCGTGTGCTGACTGTAGCACCCTCATCATCTGTGATCGCTGGGTCATTCTTCCAGGCCGCATCAGGATAGGCGTTGATGACTCGCGTCGCCACGTCCTGGCGTTCGAACCTGTTCCAGTAATGCGAGAATGTCAACGTCTGTGGATAGCCACATTCGGTGTAGAGGTTCCGCGCCCCACCGAACGAAGTCCCCAGCCCACCGAACATGGTCGAACGAGACGACAGAGCGTTGGCAATCATACGCAACCCCATCATTTCAGCATCGTCCTTCGCATTCGTCTTAGGTGCTCTTACCTTTGTCGCCTTTGCTTTCGCCATATTACCAGCTCCCTGCTTTCTTGCCCTGTTTGAATGGAGAGAATGTCATCACCAACGCGTCGGCCACATCTGGGCTACGCTTGAGTCTTTTCTTCACGCTTTCTTTATCCTCGACCAGTATCCTTCCATGCTTATCGATCTTCTTCCCTGGCATGACCAACTCGTGAAACGCAGCCTTGAACTTCATTGGAATCTTGAACTGATGTTTCAGTCTCGGGTCTAGTGCCAGGCGCGTCAGCCAATAGCATTCAGCCCGTTTGTTTGCATATCGTTTCTTGTCCTTCTTCTTCAAGCCCGGCTCTACAGACCCTTCACCAAACCCGATAGCATTCACGTTGAACTTCGCTTCGTGTAGATTATCTACCACGCCACCGCCTACGCCCACGTCATCAATATAGACGTTCTCAGCAGCGATGTGAAACTCCTTCATCAGTCTGCGAGTATGGCCCGTCGTCGCTGTGGTTGATATACCGGAGAAGCGTTCCATGTGAAGGATAGTCTTGTCGTCGCGAATCAAGAGCACTGTCGTGTCAGAACCGAACCGAGCCACGTCCACACCCATACGCTTTGGTCCGCCAGTGGGTGGATTATCTATCAGCACTTCTGGCTTCCATTCCCATGGAACGATGTTGTGTTCGCTATCGCCAGGGAACTCTGCCAGCACGCGGGTCCTGTATTCATCACTGTCTTCCCCGAACTCTTCCTTCATCTCTTCAACCCACTTGATGTCTGACAAGCCAGGGATGATTGATTTACCAGCAACACAGTTCGGATTATCTAGCGTGCTAATCTCAAAGGTTTTCCAATTGGGAGAACGGAACGCATCAAAGAAAGGTCCGTTACTGCGGAGGGGATTTCCCATCAACAATATCTTGGAGTCATTGGTTGAGCACAGACCACGAATGGCATTGTAGATTTCAAGCGGAAGAAGAGAGGCCTCATCCACGATGACGATGGCACCGCGCTCTGTACGGAAACCACCAAATCGTTCAGGTGTGTTAGGACTGAGACCGAAGGCTCCCCACATATTATCTATGTGCCACTCAGTCTGATTTAGAGCGCCGTCAAGTGTCATGTCGTATACGGAACTAGATAGTTGTTTGTGTATGGTTGGCCAGAGGATCTTTTCGATCCCAGTCCAGGATGCCCCAGTCGTAATAACATAGACTGGGCTGTAGGCGTGAAGTGCTGCGATGGTTAGGGAACCAATCAGGAAGGACTTGCCGACACCGTTGCCACTGCGAACAGCGACACGGTTATGATTGAAGAACGCCTCAGCGATCTCCGCTTGCTTAGACCACAGTTGGACACCGAGCGACTGCCCAATGAACCCAACTGGGTCTTTGCGTATAGCCATTTGGTATTGAAGAATCTCGTCGGAAGAGAACTCTTCAACTTCTGGATTTTCAAGCGTCGCTGTCATTCTTATCCTTATAGA